ACCAGCAAACACCATGAACCTTGCCGGCGACTTCCACCCACTCTTCGTCATATTCGCTGATGGGGCAGAACCTGTTGTAGTAGTCCTCAGCTTCGACCATGTAGGAATCCTTCACGATATCAGCCTCGAACTCCCAATCACCATCTTCTGAGCGGTTGATGACCTTGGCATTGGCCAGCTTGACGTTCTTGATTGTTACGGTATAGCCAGCGCCAGCACCTTCCTTGACGAGTTTCTTGGATTCCGCTGCCACCATTGGAACTTTCTCACCAATTGGGAGTTCACGGAGCTTCTTTGTTGGAATGTCCTTCTGATGATGCCCAATGAGCCAAGAATGGATATGGGTGAGGGTAGTCGCGGAAAGGTAGTCGTTAAGCAAGCTGAAGTCAAGTCCAGAGCCATCGTCCCTCCTTTCCAACCTCGCAACTGGGGTCTCGTAGGAATAGAGGGTAAAGCCGTTCTCGTCCTCTTCCTCTACTGCCTTGTGTCCAAAGGATGCGCGGCCGTTCATTGGGACGACTTCGCGCTTCATTCCCTCGGTGAAATTCAACAACTTGCCCTTGTCGGTCTTGAACAATTTCCCAGATTCAGAAACGAACTTAAGATTTCCGTATTTCCTGGTGAAGTATTTGGACTTCTCGAAATGTTCCCTCGTGATGTGTAGCTTTTTCATAGTGGTAAATTCCTCGTTCTTGAGGATATTTACCATAATGCCGATTAAAACATGGAAGATGCCTTGACCCCAATGACCGTGACGTAGATTTCAGACTTTGCCGTGGTGGATTGGAGGTTCAAGTTCAGGTGCATGAGGTTGATTTTCGATATGACAATCTCCAAGTCCTTCGCCTTTGAGACAGAGACGAAACTACGGCAAGTGGATGCCAAGGAATCCAAGATGGTCTTGTTGCAGAGGAACACGAAGTTCTCAGTGACGCTCGTGGTCTTGCAGAAGTCCTTGTAGTTCTCTGCTGCGAACGTAATCTTGCCAAACTCCACGCCAACCTTGTTTCCAATGTTGGACTTGACCAGCTTTTGGTTGTCAGAGATGGTGGCGTAGAGGGTGTTCGTAAGAGGGTCGCTGATTACGTCGTCCTCGATTTTTGCCTGCTCGGGAATCTGAATCTTGATGGAGCTTTCCGTGGTTTCGGACAAGGTGGACATAAGGTCGTTGATTTCGCTGAACTTGTTGGCGTTGACGCTTGCGGTCAAGAGGAAGTTGGATTGCAAGTCCTCCAAGTTCGCAGTTTGGTGGACGACCTCGCCATACTTCGAGGGAACCAGAACCTTCTCTATGTTCCCAAGTTGGCTTTCCATGATTGCGTTGGTCGAGAGCTGGAACTTGATGTTGTACTTTGGCGAGGCAATCCTGATGTAGCTTGCCTTGTCGCAAATGAGCAACTTGACCTTCCCTGAACTGAACAACGTGCTGTCCTTGATGTCGTAGTATTTCCCAATGTTCTTGAGGACGACAATGAGTTTCTTGACATTTGGTATGAACAACGTCAGGTTGTCTGGATGTCCCTCTTGCTCTTCCTCGATGTGAACTGCGCTCGTGAAGAGGTCAGACTTTCCTGTAGCCCACTTGTTGAACATCGTGGTTTCCTTGAGTCCGATGGTCGCTTGGCAACAAGAAGCGGCCAAGGTGGTGTCGAATGTCGTCAATGCTCCGAGGAACTGCTCGAAGTCCTCCACTTTCAACTTGAATTCTGCCATAGTATCCTTTCAATCTCCAAAATGTCAATAGGACGAGACGAGCCAATACCTGTTCTCGCTGTCCAAGATGTCTTTCGCCACTTGCTGAATCTTCTCTTGGTAGTTCTCTGCGTCAGCAAACTCCACGAACACGTCCTTGACCCCAAGCTCACGAAGACAATCGGCGAGAATGTTGAAGCCAATTCGGTTCGAGACGTAGCCAATCCACTTGGCGACCTTCATCTTGAACTTTTGCTCGTTCCACCTCTCTGCCATAGCCCAAATCTTGTAGCCATCGAGTTCGTAAATGAAGTCCCCACACGGTCGTAGGACGCGGCCCCATTTCTTGCACTCCAAGAAGAGGTCTCGAAGGTTCCAGGAGCAAGAATCCATTATGTCCTTCCCTGGGAGCTTGTCGTAGTCGAAGTTCAAGTGTGTGTTTCCGTCCTCGTGGTCAGAGATGGACGCGACAATCATCTCCATGTACTTGCCAAACTTCTCGTCAGAAATGCCACGCAAGCACTTCACGAGGTCGTCTGGTCCAGAGATGTTCCGAAGAATATCCTCCTTGGTGAGAGATTCGCACTTCGCCTTGAGTTCCTTCCACTTCTCTGCCCTCTTCTCTCTGTCGTTCCCAAGATACCAATAGAAGCCGTGCTCCACTGTGTCCTTCACGGCATACAATTCCTCAAGGTCAAGTTCCTTTGGCGTAACGACTACTGAAACGTCCAATCCCATTTTTGTCTCCTTTGCTTTTCCATTAAATTATACCACAAACATCCAGAACTGTCAAGTCGATGGGGTCTTAATTCTGAGACTGAACAGTGGTATAATTGAATAGAACTTGAAGCAGATTGGAACAAGATAATCTATGGCGAATTACAATGGCAAGACCCAGAGCGCGTTCAAGGAGGAACTGTCGAGCAAGACCCTTGAATTGATGCTCTTTCGGGAGATGTTGGTCAACCAAGAGTTCCTTGGCAGGTTGTCGGACGTGGTGGATTTCAGATGGTTCAGAACCCCACACATCCGCTTGATGGCTGAGTTTGCGGTTGGCTACTTCAGGAAATACGGTGGCTTGGTGTCGAGGGACATGATGGAATCCGTGATTCAGAGACGGAACGAGAACCAAGTCATAGAGGCGAACAAGATTGACATAAACACCGCATTGTACGACTTCAACAAGGCAAAGGAGCTCGACCTTGGCTCTATGGACAAGGCGACTCAGATTTCCAAGATTCAGGAATACGTGAAGCAAGAGGCAATGAGAAACGCCCTTCTCGATTCAGCAGAGAACTTGGAGAAGAAGGACACCGATGGGGTGGTGGAGAACACGCTCAAGAAGTTCGACGACATTCAGAAGATTCTATTCGAGGAAATGGACTTCGGCGTTGAGATGTCCGCAGAGGAAGTCGAGGACTCGATGGAAGAGCACATAGACTACCTCACGAACCCTGCTGCGAGGATTGCCTCTGGTTGGAATTGCCTTGACGAAATCACCCACGGTGGCTTCTTCAAGGACGGCAAGTTCCTGGGAGTGTTCATGGCTCAGGCTGGTCTTGGCAAGTCCAACATTCTCGCAAACCTTGGCTACAACTTCCTCAGGCAGAACCTCAAGGTGGCAGTAATCTCGATGGAGATGAGCCAGAACGTGTATCTTCGCCGATTCGATTCCCTCATCTCGAAGATTGACATCGACTCGTTGGGGTTGTCCAGCATGGTGGGGCAGTTGAAGGAGAAGATAACGAAGTTCTACAAGTTCGACTACCCGGGGGCAAGGCTCAACGTAAAGGAGTTCGCGCCAAACAGCAAGTCGTCCAAGAACATAGAGCAGTATGTCGAGGAATTGGTTGTTGCGAAGGGTTGGAAGCCGGACGTACTCATCATAGACTACCTCAACCTTCTCAAGCCAAACGCCTCGTCTTCAAGGGCAGACTCCACTATGTACGAAGATGGCAAGGTCGTGTCAGAGGAACTCCGAGCAATGTCCTACCACCTTCAGATTCCGGTGTTGACAGCAGTTCAGTGCAATTCAAGTGGCTTCAACACAGCAGACATTGGAATGCAGAACATTGCAGAGTCGAGGGGAATCGCCCACACCGCAGACTTCATTGCTGGTCTCTACCAAACTGAGGACGAGCAAATGGACGGCGTGTTCCACATGAAGATATTGAAGTCCCGTCTTGGCGACAAGGCTAACCTGAAATTCGAGTTCGACAAGCACACGATGGAGTTCAAGGACATCAACGATGTAATGGACTCTGACGCTGCAAAGGAAACTGTTGCCAACTCAACTGGCTCCAACCTCGTGAAGAAGCAGATTGGCTTGACGAGATGCCAAGTTGACGACGAGGACTTGTTCAAGAACGACCTTGGGATGCCCTAATCGAATCATCACCCAACTTGGTAGTAGGCTGAAAATATCATGTTGCCAGAGTCATCGGCGCTCAACACAGTTCCTGGATTGTATACTACTCCACTGCCATCATCAAGTCTTTTCCAACCAAGAAGTGTCCTTCCATCATCTAAAAAGGCTTGTGTTGGCAGTGCGAAGTTCTCTCCCTCGAACAAGAATCTGAAGTATTGTCCATTCTTGTGGTGTACCTTTCCTTGCTACACGAAGTTGGTTGCCAAGTCGTAGGCGACGTATATGTCAGAAGGTTGAATTATCTTGGTGGAGACGAAGTTGGCGTTGTAGAACGTCACCTTTGTCATGGTATCGTATGGTTGCGAAATGCCATAGGGAACGGTCCAGGTAGATGGATATTCGTCGGCAACGTCGTCAACTATGGTTACTGAAGTTGGTGTCCATTTTGATGCTGCTGATTTCGTACTTTCCCATTTGAACGATGGTGTCAAGGTTATCCTGTCTACTTTATCGGTTGTCCCTTCGGGGTGCAACTCATTGCCATTTGCGTCCCTGCAAATTGCGTTCACGTATGGTATCTTCTTCGTTTGCATCAAGTGCTTGGTTTCTGCACTTGTGAGACCAGACACGAGTTCAGACAAGCCAACTGTTATGTTAACGCCATAGTAGTGGGATATGTACTTGAATACGTTTGTTATCAGTTCTGCAGCAGCCTGTTTTTTCTCTGTTGAGTTCACTTCAGAAGACTCACTTGGAAGCTTCATTATCGTTGGAACATTGTCTTGCCAATCAGAAATCCATTGGCATTGGGATTTCACTGTGCTATACCCACCCAACGAATTTTTCCCTATCACTGTCTCGTCTGAAAGAACAACGAACGAGATTCCCTTCAAGTTGGAACTTCCAATAGTGAAGTCGTCTGTCAAGATGAACTTCTCGAACACGTCGTTAATCACGTAATACAAGCAGGACAGCATGTTCTCGTCTCCACCACGTCCAGCTTGTCCGAACACATATGGTTGAACCCTTTCCCAAAATTCCTTGTCGCCTGGGTAAGTTGAATGTGTCACGTCCAACTCTTGTATGGTCGTGGTCGATTTTATGTTGTCAACTTCTGTTCCGGAGTAAATCATCACCTTGGCGTAGGCGTTGTCCCTGCAAAGATAGTCCCTTTGCATTAGGACTATGGTTGAAATTGCCTTTCCGAAGTCGGCAAAGTTGTATTTTCCCTCGCGTATGAACATACTTCCCGACACGTCCAAGAGGAACGCCGTAAGATAGCCAGGGCATTCGCTACTGGCTTCGTGCCATGTTGCGGAGAAGGTTTGGTTTCCTGTATCTCCAATCTCTATGCCAAATGGTGTCCAATAGTCAAATACCCACCCATCTGGATTGGTTGGATTCGGCGGATAGTAGGGGAGATTTGCTGAACTATACACCGTCCTCGCCCCAGATGGGACTGAGCCATGTCCATTCATGTTGTACGAGATTGTCCAATTAGCCTCCTTCCAAATGGCGTAGAGAGGGGTGTTGTCGTCTGTAAAAGTGTATTTTGTACCATCCACGTAGTCTGCAGAAGTCGCCGACTTGTTCTTCGAGTATCCAAGCAGCTCATATCCCTGGCGAGTGAACACTTCGGGATTCTAAAGAGTTGTTGAAACGCCCCTCAATATGTTTATTTGCTGTGTCTGTTTTGCCATTTCGGAATCTCCTTGTCAATCGTCGTTGCTGTAGAAGGTCACGGTTATGTAGTCCGGCGTCCACTGTGCGTAGAGTGTCCCGCTGCTTGCTTTGTTCCAAGTTCTTCCAGTAACGCCAGTGCCATCTGCGTTGTAGTATTTTGTTCCAGTTCCATTCGTGCCATCGTAGTATCCACCAAAGATGTATCCTGTTCTCGTTGGAGGGGTTATGGTTGGCATTGCCTGTCCATACGTCACTGTGGTGGAATTCGTTCCGCCAGTACCATCTTGCTTGTTGAACGTCACAGTGTAGGTGTTAGCTCCCCATTGTGCCGTGTAGGTCTTGTTCTCGGCTTGCATCGTGGAGTCTACTGTCGGGCTCCAGGAAGACAATGTGTATCCTGTTCTCGTGAGAGTTGGGGCAGCCAACGCAGTGCCATAGTCTTGGGTCTTTTGGGTTGTGGCTCCAGTGCCATCGTTGTGGACGAATGTCGCTGTATATTGCTTGATGCTCCATTGTGCCGTATAGGTGTTGTTCGACGCAGGCATCTTCGGGGGAACTGTTGGATTCCAACCTGTAAATGAATATCCTGTTCTTGATACTGTAGGAGCAATAAGGTCAGTGTTGTAGTCCTGGGTCTTGGACGTTCCACCTGTACCCCCATTTGCGTTGAATGTCGCAGTATATTGGTTGATGTTCCACTAAGCAGTATATGTGTTGTTTGAAGCTGGCATAGTGCTTGGAACAGATGGCTTCCACGATGAGAATGTATATCCAGTCCTCGTCACAGTTGGTGCAGTCAAAGGCGTTCCATAATCCTATGTTTTTGTTGTTCCTCCGGTTCCACCATTTGCATTGAATATGGCAGTATATTGCTTGACAGCCCATTGGGCGTACAAATCCACGATTCCTCCAGGGGTTGCAGTCAAGTTGGAGACCCATACGCCATTTCCATATTGGTTTCCACTGCCATCCGCATTTGCGGTCCACTTGTTGAAACCATAACCAGTTCGTCCGAAAGCGTTGGCAGCAAGGTATTGACCCTGGTCGTAGGTAAATGTCTGATTTCCCATTGAACCTGTTCCACCATTCGCGTTGAACCTCACTTGGTAGTTGTTTGCTTTCCAAAGCGCATACAGGTCTCTGTCTCCATCGAACGTCACATATGCTTTATCAGCAAATTCTGAAGTAGATGAAGCATAGTTGGTTGACCAGCCATTGAAGGTGTATCCAGTACGCAAGAACGTGTTGGCGTTGAGCTGAAATCGAACTCCCTTCGCGGGCGTGGGTGTCTGTAGTTTGGTTGCCATATTGCTATTTACTCCCTCTTACTGAACCCTGGTCACTGTAGACGAATAGGACGTTGACGATGAAGAACTTGTGACGTGGCGTTCCTGAACATAGATTCCGTGGCCGTTGGAAGCACCTCTGGTCTCGACGTTGCTTGCGCCATACTTGTTCCTCAACGTTATCACCCACCCTGCTACTTGCTTGGCAGTCCATGGACCAGTCGGTGTAGACCAATCACTCCATCTATTCGTCACCTTGTAGGTTTGCTTTATCGAAACCTTGTATATTCCATCTGTGGCTCCGGGATAGGAAATCTTGAACCAGCCAGTCTTCGTTTGGGTCGTGTTCGCAGTGAAGGACAACGTGAATTGGTTTCCATTTGTGTATCCCGAACTCTGGCTTGAAGTGCTGTATTGCACTGTGGCACCAGAAGGCTGGACGTTGGAGCACGTTGCTGTCTTCTTGTTTACTGTGACGTCTGCCTGAATGCTTGGAGCAAGCCACTGAGCCACATACGTTCCACCACCGGCCGGCACCGTGCTTGGTGGGGTTGGACTCCACCCAGTGAACACATATTCACCCCTCGACACCAAAGGTGGGGTCAAAGTGGCTCCGGTGTCCATCTTCTTGACCCAACCACCTGTACCACCATTTGCGTCGAATGTGACGATGTTCTGGTCCCAATTGCTGTTGAACCTTACGGTTATTGGGTCAGAAAGCCATTTTGCGTACAAGTTGACAACTTCGTTGCTCGTGGTCGTGAGGTTTCTTACCAGTTCTTGGTCGTCGTACTTTGGATTTCCAGATGGTGTCTCTGCCCAACCAAGGAACACGCTTCCTGACTTCGAGAATCCCAATGGGGACAAGTTGGCGGGCGTTCCATATACCATTATTTGGTCGGCCATGGAGCCGGACGCCTGGGAGTCGTTGGCGTTGTATCGCACTGTGTACCCAATCGGCAACCAAGTTGCGTATATCGTCACGTCGTGGTCAGGGGCAATGCTTTCAGCAGTTATTTCTTGTGGTGTTTCGGATTCCAGGTCGTCTATCCAACCACAGAACAAGTATCCATCTCGGATTGGGGTTGGAAGCTCCCCATAGGCACGTCCCTTCCAACATCTCCTGCTGCTTGGAACGCCCTCTGGCAATTCGCCATCGTTGGGGTCGAAGGTCAAGTTTATCTTGCCGTCCTCCCATTGGGCGTAGAGCGTGTGGTCGTCTATGCGCGTCACTATCGTGGAAGCAGTTACCTGAGTTCCACCCTCGGCGAGAGTGTACCAACCCCTAAACACATATTCGTCGCTTGTTGGCACTGGCAACGTGCCATAGGGTTGATTGTACGTGGCTTCTTGCGATGTCTTGACGACTGTACCCAGAGTTGGGTCGAACGTCACTGTCATCTTCTTCGCTTTCCAATGCGCATAGAGCGTTGTTGGATATGGCGTCTTCCATTGATAGTTGTTTCCACCTATCCGAGTTCCACCTGCTGCACTTGTATGCCAATCATCGAAGTCGTATCCAAACCTTCCTGCGCCCGGGAGATACATATACTCAGTACCTTCCCATTTGGCGTACAAGTTTATGGAATCCGATTCAGTGAGGTTGATTACGCTTTCCTCGTCTCCATATTGCTTCGCCCCAGTTGGCGTCTTCGACCACCCAATGAACTTGTAGCTTCCATATTTCTTGTACTTTCCATCTTCTGGGTCTGCGGATATATTGGGTTCTCCACCATTTCCCTTGAACTCCACCACAAAGTTATTGGACAATATATTCTTCGAGAGCCTTTGGTATTCGCCATACTCAAACGTTTGGTCAGCCATAGTTCCAGTTCCACCATTTGGCAAGAACTTGACCACGTAGGTCTTCGCGTCCCAAACAGCAGTATATGACTTGTTCCCTGTTGAGCCAATTGGAATCGTCACTGAAGTTTGTGGGGACGTTCCATTGCTTCCTATCCAACCAAGGAATGTGTTTCCTTGCTTTGTCGGAGCCACGAGCGAGAACGTTGGAGTTTGGACGTTGTATGACGTTGGGCCAGGGGTTCCGCTTCCACCACGCAAGTCGTATGTGATGGTGTAGTTGGGTCTTGTCCAATGCGCGTAATACGTTATGTCTCCCTGGACAGTAGTCGCTGGAGTGGCTTGCTTGCTACCATTTTCAGTCCACCATCCGTTCTGACTGAAACCAGTTCTCAACGCAACCGGGAGAGTTCCAAGCTTCACGCCATAAGACCTCTTCCACGTCTCTATCTCAGCACCGGTGCAGTTGGGGTTCCAGGTTATGGTGTAGATTCCTGCGTCCCACTGGGCGTAGAGGTTCAAGTTGCTGTTCACCACGAATGTCTCACTAACCTTCGTCCCACCTTCCGCTTTCGTATACCAACCATTGAATGTATATCCGGTCTTGGGGTAGGGATTGGTTGACAACGTGCCAAGTCTGGAGCCAGAAGGAATCTCCTCCTTGCGCAACTCGGGCAACTCTGTCGTTTCAAAGTCCTTGTCTTTGTAGAACTTCACTGTGTATTTTGGCGCGGACGCCATGTTCCATTGGGCGTAGTATGTGACCTTTCCGGTGACCTTGGTGCTTGGGCTTATCTGGTTGTTCCCTGTACGTGTGGTATACCAACCCTTCAGGCTCGTGGCGTTCGGAGCCATCTCGTCCAAGGTTGGCAAGTACCCAAGTTCTTGGTTGTACTTGTATTTCCTGGACATCGTTCCTGGTACGCCACCTTGCGCGTCGAACGTTACGGTGTATTCGTTTGGCTTCCATTGCGCCACGTAGAACGCATTTCCTATTGCAACATCATCAATCACAGGAGGAATGTCGGGATTGGACGATGTTGATGGCTTGATTGTTCCATCTGGGCATTTCCATCCGTGGAGGTTGTGACCAGTGAGGGACACCCCTGGAGCTGACGTAGCAGCACCTCCATCTGGGTTGTACTTGATTTCCTGTCCCTTCTTGCGCGTCCAAAGCGTCCTCTTTTGCGTGTTTGGCTCTACTGGTGGCTGGACGCTCCACGTTCCCCCATTGGCAAGCCAAGTGATGACGCAAAGCCCATCATCTGGTTCAGCAGTGACACTTCTTTCGTCCTCTGTCAATTCGGTGCATTCCCAAATGTAGACCTTCAAGTATGGTGGCAAGTTGTCGTGTGGCAACGTCACCTGATTTGCCCCCTTTGGCGTGTATTCCAATGGACTTATCTGATAGTCCTGGGAGGTGTTTTTCAATCCAATGGAAGGTCTTGCATCTGGGTTCTGTGTGGGCGTTTGTGGCGTGTTCACCAATCTTGTGGTGAAGCCGCCCTTCTCCTTGGCAGCCCAATCTTGGCTTCTGGTCTATGGCTCCGGGTTAGAAACCAATGTCTCTGAGTGGGAGTGTACTGGAATGTTTGATTCCCTCAACGCCACGTACTCTTCGCCAAACTTCTTCCCTGGGATGTCTATAGTAATATCATGTTCCTTTACATGTGATTCATTCCATTCCCCCGGACTATGGTGTTGTATGAATACATAAACAATATTATTATATCTTACCAAGTCCCCAATCTAATATTCGTTTGATGTGTCAAATATGGATATTGCGTCCATATTAACTCCCCTCAAGAAGTTCTCTATCCTACGCCAGCTCTTTCCACCATAGTGCGCGATTACCTCTTGCTCTGTGGCGTCAGTGTATGAAATTATGATTCTGCCAACGTAGTTCAATGGTGGAACCGACACCACGAGTTCCTTGGCGCGTTCAATCTTCTCCTCGATTTCGTCCAATTGCTTGGTCTTTTCTATGTACCACTGCATGAACTCCGAAACAGGCATGAGGATTCGGTCCAAGTGGGTCTGGAGAAGTTCCCACATCGAAGCCCCGTCAGTGGAAAGTTCCTCGTTGGTCTTGGTTGCGAATATGTCAAGGAGCATTTGAAGCCCTTGCCTCATCAACTGAACCTGCTCCTAATCGTCCAACGCCATTCTCAATATGTAGTCGTGGGGAGTAAGGTTCTCTTCCACGTACGGGTCGAGTTCCATGACCATATTGGAATCGTATTGCGCCTCTGCTGCCGACTTTTTCATTGTGGCACTTCTGGATTGCAATGCTTCCCTTATTTCTGCCATTCCCTTGAGCATTCTCTCGCAAGAGTCGTATGACAGGGAACTTCGGCTTGCCGGCGTGGTCTTCAAGTACCTTACGTAGATGTTGAGGCAAGGTGGGACGTTGTTGTGTTCCTTCTTGGGGTTTCTCCAATCCAGAACGTTCTGACCCCAAAGTGGGTATGTCAATGTCTCAGTCTCCTGAACCACGTGCTCCAATGGACTCACCTTGCTGCCACCACTCGGGCCATACGCCTTGTCTTGCGTCAACAAGTCCTTGCTTCCAACTGTGAAGTCTCCAATCAATTGACCACCACCAAAGTTCCTGGACAATGGGCCAGTAAGAGTCTCGGCCTTCGTGTCTATGTGGGTGTGCGCAAGTGGGTTTCCGATTTGAACCTCGTCTTCACCACCAGTGTTGTCTACAGTAGAACCCATTGTCTTGCACAATATCTGCCCCTTGGCATAGTCCCAATTCAGATAAAGGGGTCCGTGCAAGTGGTATAGTGCGTTCGGGTCTATTCTCTTTGTATTCCAATCTTTTTGCAGCATTCTTGCTGAAACGGATTGAAGCTCCACAGCAGATTGGTAGTTGAGAACACCCTTGCGCCTTAACACCATTATGGTCTTGTCCAAGTTTGTGTTGAGTGTAGCGACCAGGGTGTTGAAGTTTCGCATGAAGGTCTCTACGTTTGTCCTTCTTACGTAGTTCCTGAATTGCTTGTCGCTAATTGTTGGTGTTCCCTCGTTCGGGCCCTTTATGTGTGGAGGAGTCGTGTTGTAGTTCAACAAGTCTCCAAACACTGACCTTTGCAACGCCTTGAACAATTGCGTTTGGGTAAACGCCCGGTAGCCCCTCATGTCCACAGTGGTTGGAAAGAACAAAAAGCAATCATTGCCATTGTCTGACAATGTTAGTTCATGTACCGAAATCGGATTGATTCTGAGGTATTCGCGGACGTCTATGTTCATGGTATTGGTATTTACCATTCATAGACGATAAAGACGTTTCAAGACGTGTGCTGGGCAAAGATGCTCTTCTTGCGCTTGTCCATTGGCAGTGCTTTCTTGAACGTAGAGTTCTTCATGTTGAAGAGCATCCCATAGATGTCGTCTGCGGAAATGTCCACATATGTGGAGTATTCCCAAAGGAGCTTGAAGTTGTCCGGGTCAAAGTTCTCCGCCCCATCTGTGGTGTGAAGAAAGTTACCTGCCTCCTTCGCCAGTGCCTTCAACTTGGAACGCATTTCCTTGAAGTTCCAATAGAGTTCGTCGCTCTTCTTCTTGAACTTCTCGAACTTGCTTCTGAAAGCCGTCTTCTTGCCAGCCATCAATCCCTACCCTCCATGATGTCGTCAATCTGCTCGGGCGTGATGTCCAACGACAAGTGTCGTCCCTTCAGTTCCAGTGCCTTGAGCTCGTTCATCTTCTTGAGCTCCTTTGCAATGTCTCGAAGCGCGTTGGGGACGATTGCCATGAACTCCTGTTCGTATCGCGTCATTTTCTTCTCCTTGCTTGAAATGGATAGGGGAGGAGGTTAGTCCTCCTCCCTGTAGTCCGGCTTGTAGACCATCTTCTCGCCCCAATCGCAGAAGTCCTTGTCGGCGTCCGGCGTGAGGACGAAGAGGGTCGGATAGGGCGGCGGGTAGGTGGGCATCGAAATGTAGCCATCCGTGAAGGTGATGCAGCAGTTGAAGTCGTCACCAAGTTCGCGGAGCCTCTTGAACGCCGGGCGGAAGTCAGAGCCACCACCACCCTTGACCTCGAACTTGCCGAACTCCATCGGGGTCTCGGCGTCGTAGTTCTTGACGTCCTGAACCTCGGCGTCGCACTGAACGAGGGTGATTTCGTACTTGCCAAAGGACTCGACCAGAGACTTGAACTCGGCGAGGAACTTGGGCAAGTCCTGGAGGTAGGAACCCGACGTGTCGAGAATGAGAGCAGCCTTTATCTTCATGTCGGTCTTGCCGGGGAGGTACATTCCGCGTCCAAGCGCGTGACGTGAGCAACGAGACCACGAATGGTCGCCACCAAGCGTCTTCGTCACGAACTGGCTCAGCGCCTCCTTCCAATTGATTTCGGGCTTGAGCATCTTCTCAACCATCGAAGCCACGCCAGCCGGGAGGTGTCCCTGCTTGCGCTCGATGCTCTGCGCAACGCTCGTGACCATTTCCTTGATGCGGTTCTCGGTCTCCTTCGCGTCGCCCATCTGGGGGTTGAAGTCGGCGTCGCGTCCACGCGGACCAAACTTGCCATTCTGCTCCTCCTCGCCATCTCCCTGGCCCTGACCCTGGCCATTCTGATTGTTGGAGTTCGCGCCCTGACCCTCGTAGATGTGCTTGTCGAACTGGTTGCCAAACTGGCCCTTGTTGTTGCCGTTGCCACCACCCTGCTGTTGCTGGTTGCCCTTCTTGCCACTTCCACCACCCTGGCCCTGCTTCTGCTGACCCTTCTTGCCCTTCTGGGAGCCGGAAGAGCCACCACCCTGACCATTCTGCTGCTGTTGCTGCTGACCATTGCCACCACCCTGGGACTGACCCTGGCCCTGACCACCACCCTGCATTTGCTGCTTCTGCTGCTTCTGCATTTGCTTCTTGAGGTAGGCGTAGATGTCCTCGGCGTTCTTGCCCGCCACGATGGGGTCAGGGAAGCAAGCGTCCTTGAGGACTTCCATGCCCTCGTTCTGGAGCATGTGGTTGATTTCCATGTCCGTCGCAACGTTCCACATCTCGGGGTCACGAGCCTGACGGCGGATGAAGTGAAGGAAGATGTTGTGCCAAACCTCGTGGGCAAGGACGAACTCGCGCTGGCCCTGCGTCAGCTTGGAATAGAACTCGCAGTCGAAGAAAATCTTGTTGCCATCCGTAGCGGCGGTAAGGCAATACTTGTCGTAGGTCGGGACGATGGAGAAGCGAAGAAGCATCTCCCCAATGAACGGGTGCTTCTCAAGCAGCTTCCAACGGGCAATCTCAAGACCCTTGCCAACCTTGCTCTTGATTTCCTTCATGTCAACTTCAGCCATCTTTTTGTCTCCTTGGCGAACTCGTGGGCATCGCCTTTTCCCTCACAACATCTATATTATACCACAATCAGCGCTTGGCTGTCAATACCCCTTTGAACTTAATTTTCAGACCAAAAAGTGGTATAATTCAATGGAAAAAAGAACAAAAGGACACCCATGAAAGTACGCATATTCTCAGACATCCACGTGGACGTAAACCAGCACTTTCCCTTCTCCTTCAAGGACAAGGACAAGGACGTGTTCACCCTCATTGCTGGGGATGTCTCCGGCAACCCCAAGTTGACAGCAAAGTGGGTCAAGTCCAACATCAACAATGGCATCTTCATCGTTGGAAACCACGACCCTTGCTACAACAACCTTGGTTGGACGATTGGCAAGCAAAAGAAGTACCTGGCCCAAAAGTTCCCGGTGGAGGGTCCAGTAACCTTCCTCGACGAGTCCATTGGGGTGATGGTGAAGCAGATTCCAGACACGAACGTGTTGGTCGTGGCTTCCACCCTCTACACTGACTACAAGTATTGCTCCGAGTGGATGCAAAGGTCTTTGGACGACGCGAACGCCCGCAGGAAGCAGTATGGGGAGGAGCCGCTTACGATTGACGAAGTGAACATGAGCGGCGCTTGCCGTGGTCTCAACGACTTCCGTTGGGGACACGTTGAGGACGAGTTCGACGACAACCAACTCAAGCAGCGTCTCGTGCGTCCGGACGACTACAAGAAGTGGTTTGACAAGACGTTCAAGAAGATAACGGACATCGTGGAGGGCAACCCCCATTGGGACATCATCGTTATGACCCACCATTGCCCGAGTCCGAAGTGCATTGCCCCACAATACGTGAAGGACAACTTGAACGCATCCTATGTCTCTGACCTTGAGGACTTCATCTTCAAGCATCCCAACATCAAGGCGTGGGTTTGCGGACACGTCCACTCTCAGACCATAACCAAGATTGGTGAGAATGGGCAGTGGTTGATTTGCAACCCACGTGGATACGAAAAGGATATGGAGTCCGACACCTGGACGCCAAACACCTACCTCGACACCGACACTTGGGAAGTCACCACAGAGGCATACGAGAACAAAAAACTCACTTCTGCGCGTGAAAAGTTCCACAACGACTTCATGCGCCTTGCCCCACTTTTCTTCTAATGAGAAACGTCCCACGACTTTCAAGCAACTCATTCCCAATCATCTTGAAGAGGTTGGGAAAGAAAGCTGCCCAGTCGAAGTCCAAGTACAGGATTTCTGCAATGGGCTTCGACTACCGTGGGGAGTTCGTGGCACAGGCTTTCAATGGAGTTCCCCTCAGTGGGGTGAAGGTCAAGGAAGGTGGTGGAGTACACGCAGAGGCGAAGTTGATGCGCAAGTATGGCGTGTTGCTCAAGACCATAGTGATTTCGAGGATTGGACACCGTGGAGACTGGCGTCCGATAGAGCCGTGCGAGAAGTGCAGGAAACTTGCAGAGAAACTTGGCGTGAAGTTGATAACCATAGACCAATGCAAGGGAGAATCCGATGATTAAGAAGAGTTGCGTACACTACCGTTGGAATGGAGATTATTCCCTGAACTTGTGCATGAGGAATGGCGAACACCCAATCACTGACTTCAACTGCAAGGATTGTCAGGACTTCATCACCCACAATAGAGGACTTAAATCATGTCCATTCTGTGGGGGAAAGGCGTACTTGGACAGAACCTACGACTTGAAGGACGAATGGGAGGTCTTCTGCCAGAAGTGCCTTGTGTCCATGAGGAAGCGTGGAATCAAGAAGGTTGTTGACGCTTGGAATTCTCGCAAGCCTCGTTGATGATTTCCTCGCAAGTCTTATAGGGGTTTGCAAATGGCGAGAACTCCCCATAGTGGATTCCTGCCTTGAATCTCCACCACTGGTAACCTTCCTCGTATGTGTCGAAGGTTTCGTTGACGAAGCAAGTCCGATTCTTGCTCATGTACTGAAACTCACCCGACCTCAAACCTTCCTCTGCTTCTGCCATAGATGGGAAGGACTTGCTGAACGTGAACCGCCACTTGCCATTCTTGAGTTGATGACCATGCTTCCTATTGTTGTTCCAACCATTCTCTATGGAAGTGCAGGGTCTCAGGTTGACCAAACGATTGTCCAATCTGTTTCTGTTCTTGTGGTCTATCACGGTGTCCCTGTTGAACTCAAGACCATTCAAGTACATTGCGATTTGGTGCAAGGGAACGCCACAACAAGAAACATAGCCAGAATTGGTCACGCGCCACTCTGACCAAGGGAGCTTGTTCCATATCCACTTGTCCACAAGAAATTCGTTGTCATTGTTCAATGATTTTACGACAGCAAGGCTTCCTATGATACGAAACTTGTTCTCGTGACCATATTCGGAAACTCTTTGATAATCCTTGCCAAAATGACGTATGAATGGAAAGTCCATACGTCAATTATACAATGATTGTCAGGATGCTTGCCAATATGCGTAGATGATGGTATCTGTCGATATATCCCAGTGGTTTGCGCTTTTACCAGAAGCGGTGTAGTATTGCTTTCCTCCACCATTTTGTTCGGAGTAATATCCCATGAATCTATATCCCGACTTTACAGGAATAGTTATATCTATCATTGGAAATCCAACATAGGCATATACTGAAGAGGTTCCTTCTGTCCCGCCTTGTTGGTTAAGCCTTACAATTACTCTAATGTCATTTGTCATTGCTGTTCCATTGTATACCATACATCCGGGATAAGATGCAAACAAACTAACCAAATGATTGTATGAACCTTGTTCTGGACTGTAGCCGGATACGATGTTAGACAGACAGTGTCTTGGAGATTGAAGCCAAGAAGGAGATGGTAGGTTGTTTCCCGAAATATCTTTATTGACTATTTCAAATCTTGTCTATTCGTCTGCTGTCTGGTTAATCGCAGTTGATGGGATTGAAGATTGAGAATATCTGGAAGTTGTCATTGTTGTGAGGTCTATTGGAACACGAGACCTATATGTATCATTGAGTGAGCTAAAGTCTCCACTTTCTGATTCATAATATAGTAAAAATTTTCCTATTGAGCCCCAAGACACTAACCAACGAAGAGAATCTGACGCCTATATGCGTATACTAAAGTTTCTTCTACTCCTAATGACAAGAAAAGCATATGACAAGTCAATTGTAGTGTGGTCTGCAGAAGATGCGCCAATATATGAGGTTTTAATGGAAGCTTTGTCCACATCTACTCCAGCCATAGGTGGGTCGTCTACAAATACATTCGGCAAAACATAGTAGTGGATATTGTTCAAATTATATTGAACCGCATCTGAGGTGCCAGTAGTATATTTGTTTGGACTTCCAAATTCCCTCTGTCCCATTACAATTTGTGGAGATGGTGATTCAGCACCAGATGGAGCGACCTAGGCATTTCTAAACACACATCCTTTGAACGTTATTTTCCCTGATTGGGTAGTTAAGTACATAAAAGTTCCACTGGAAAGGCTATTGTATTGCTCCAGAGTTCTATCCCTTGTAAGACTGAATCCAATTCCTTCCACAGTTGTGATTGAATTGAAAAAATACATTCTATACAAGCCAAAACTGTGAGTGGTGTTGTTATCTGACCAGACAAATTGAACTTTAACCACATCAGAATCCTAAAAGTTAGAAGATGTGAAACCAGTATAGTTTTGTTTTGTGCATGGCAATGTCCTTATTTGGTCGTCTGTTTGTTTTGGACCGATATACAATGATGAACCGGCTTGTGCGTCAAGGAGTCTTATCGTTTGAGCACTGAGTCCATAGTTGTATACACCATACTGAGTTCTGGCAACATATTCAATAGCCCCATTTGCTCTGAATCTTCTAAGAAAGGACATAGCAGTATTCAATGAAAATACTGGATATTTCTTTTGCTCGTTTGTCTTGAAGTTTGCATATTGCAATTCAAGATTGTTGTCGGTACCTGGATACAATCTATGTTCTCCATTGACATCATATGAATATGAATATTCAGGAACAGTCTCAGATGCGTCGTTTCTCCTGGTATAATATACTCTATTTCCATCGGATGCATCCTGATGCCAAATGAACGTAGATGTTCCATTGGTTATGGTCTTGTCGGAGTTGGCATAGTACCAATCGTTGTTTGGGGCAATATAGCATGTTACAGATGAAGTTGTAAGTTGTCCAATTTTACCTTCTACAATCTCAAGCCTGCCGGTTATGCTGGTGATGGTGTTGTTGATTAGCTTTGCTGTTCCATTGATTAGCTTTATCGTGGATGCAAAGTCATAGGTAATGTTCGCCTTGTTTCCACTGTTTCCCGAATATAAGGACTTCCATGTAGATGGCAGGTTATTTACGTCATTTCCGGAAAGATTGTCTATCACGTCCCAAGTTCTTCCATCTTGGTTTCCTGTTCCATTGGCCGAGACTATTGTATATTGGCAATGCCTGTGGTTGTCTACGCTCATGACTGTTGAATGTGTTGTTTGGTCTATTGACCCTATTTACCATTGACAGTAAGGAAATGGGCAATCAAACATAGAGTAAGCTGAGGATGTCGTGATGTTCTTCGTTGCCCATTCCAAACAATTCGATGGACTTGGCGTCTGACTTCTGCTTGTCATCCTATGGCATCATTTGCCACCTTTGCCACAACGCCTCGAGACTTTCGCCAGAGCCAGTTGGATACATCAAGGCAAGTCCAGTCTCTTTCATCCAGTCAATCGCGCTCTGGGCGTCCTTGTCGTCCATCAACGGTACCTCCCTATGACTTGCATCGTAAATTCGTTCTTCCAAGGGACGCCGATGTTGAACTTCTTCATCGAGTTGAAGTATGTGTGGATTGGAAGAATGACCACAAAGCCCTTTGCTGTCTTGTTCATCAACATTGGCATCGACACTACGGTATCATAAGTTGGTTTGGTCTTGCTTTCCAAGTCGAACTTGTCGTAGCCAAACACGAAGGAGCCAGGGCCGTAGGTGTCGAAGAAGACGCAATACTCGTCGTTGATGAATTCTTCTCCCTCAGGGAAGTCTATCTTCCTTGCAAATATGTTCGTGCCATAGCGCAAGTTGTTGAAGGTAGTGCCACCAGAAGCAGCATTCAACGCCACGGAGAACATGTCCTGCTCCAAATACTTTTGGGAGAATATTGTGTTGTCGGACTCGTCCCATATCGGGGACTTCTGATAGTAGTACCTCTTGTCCTGAATTTGGTAGTCGGCACTCTGACTGTTGGCAGCCATCTCGAAGCCATACCTTATGTTGTACTCCATTATGCCATTGGAGCTCTTGGTCTTGCGCCCCTTCCAGCCAACCTCGTCTATTTCCTCTGTGGACATCACTAACGAATACTTGCCATTCGTCCAAGGCGTCTGCAAGTTGGAGTAGTCCTTCTTGACCAGGTTGTTCGCTATGTCATCAGAGCCAATGAAGCCATGCTCGTCCTCAACGTGCTTCGCCAGCAACTCGTCGAACACCGCGAGAACGACGTCCCGCATTTCGTTCAAGTTCTGAAGCAAATAGGACAATGGGTTGAGGACTTGCCAATCTGATTTCGTGAATACCGGAACGTGGTCAACGATGTCGTAGTTTGGAATGCTGTCGTTGTTGTTCTTCAACGAGACGAGAATGAACACGAACTCCCGAAGACCTTGTTCAACGGACTTCTGCTTGCTCTCTTCCTTGAAGTACACCACAACGTCCCCCTTCTTGTAGGACACGTTCGGGTCCCAGAGGGTCAAGGACAATTGGTCGTCGCCAGCAAGTTCGCCAACCTTCTCAGTGAGGTCGGACATCTCGGTCAACAACCTCTAAACGCCATATCTCGTAAGGGGTTCGTTTGGCGAGAGGAACTTCACGCTTCCAAGTTCCTTGTACAGTTCAGCTATTTGGGTTTTCGTTACCATCAAGGAGTATTTACTTGCGCTTGCCGGGTTTGTAGTCCAACTCGTAGTCAACCAAGTGCCTGACCTCGTCCTCGTAGTCCGATTGGAACGAGCCAAACGCGATTTCCTCGTTGTTGTAGATGCAATAGAAGCACTGACCATAGTCGTCGATGAACACAGGAACGTGTTGACCCCTGTACACAACCGTCTCAACGTAGTCGAGCTTCTCGAACTTCATCATCTTGTCTCCAACGCCAGCGAACAACTCTGAGAACTCCTGGAAGTTCTTGAACAAGTCCTCGCAATCCTCCCACTTGTATCTGTCCTCGGAGTATTGCGCGTCGTGTGGATAGTCCATTCCAGACAAGTCGTATGTGATTCTGTAGTATCCTGGCTTGAGTTCCTTCCCCTTGATGGTGGTTTGCTTCTCCACCCAATACACGAGGTAGAACGTGGTCTTCTGACGGTCTGAATCTGCTTTCTTCTTCGATGCCATTTGCGTATCTCCTTATATGGAATTATACGCAGGATATCAATATGGCGTATAGTCGTCGGTTCCCATTGGGTTCTCGGCCTGAAGTTCTTCCTCTGTTGGTCCGACGTCCCCAGCTTCCACGGAGTTCCAAGGGCGCGTCTCTATGGGCTTGTAGGGCAATCCCCATTGGTTCACGTAGTTCTGAGATTGGATTGTCTGCTTCATGTGGTCAGGGGTGATTTCAACCTCCTGGTCGTAGAGCCTGTGCCTCGGCGCCACGAAGGTCAATCCATCTCCTGCTTCAGGGACATATCCAAATGGCTCGTTGGGATTCGTCACTGGAACCAGAAATCCAGTTTCAGGGTCGCGCTCGTAGTCCAGAATCCAGTCTATTTGCTCGTACTCTGGGTATGGAATCTGACCATCGTCCAACTTGTCGATGTAGTTCTCAATCGTCATCTCCTTGTGGTTGAGGTCAGACGTGGAGCCGTCCAAATGCCCAGATTGGTTGTATGGTATGTTTCCATCGTCTGGCTCCAAATAGGGAACAGCATGCAACTCGACTCCAATCTTCGTGATTGGGGCGACGTATGGATTGATGGTAGTGAGCTCTGCTTGTTGCGTTCCACCAAAGATGTGCGTCTTGTAGGTGAAGGACAACTCTGCGGTGTGGATTTCGTCAGCGTCCTTGCCAATCTCTGGCTCAGACGAGATGGATATGTCTGTACCCATAACCACTTGCGAGGAATACTTTACGTTGGAATACTTGGGATGCCTGTGCGAGACGTAGACGTCAGTGTTGAAGAAGGGCAATATTTGCCCCAACATCATGTCGATGTCCGAAAGCCACCTTGACACCAAGCACACCTTGAATTGAAGGTCTATTGGAGTTGGCGAGTAAAGGTCGTAGTTCGTGCGCCCCTCCATTTCTTGGTTCTTGATTTCGTTGTGGAGGTTCGTTATTCTGTTCGCAGCAATGGTTATGCCCGTGCGCTGTACGGTGATGACTGGCAATTGAAGGGCTTGTTGCTTCTCCAAGTTCTTGAATATGCGAGACCTGTCAGCAATGACAACAGGAACGTCAATGGTCTCTCTGGTCTTGTTCTCGTCGTCTTGAGACCTCGTTATCCTGAAGTTCCTGAACAATGACGCGAACATGATGTTCGCAATCTTCAATTCGCTATTGTAGTTTCGGATTTGCATCTTTGTTTCCTCGCCACTATTTACCATTCCTTGATTTAACTGGAAATTTGGTAAATATGTCTCGAAAGGTAAATCAACAAGGTGATTATCATGAAGCAGAATCTCAAAGTAAAGCATCTCATAACGGAATCAGACATGCACGACTACGACCTCATCAAAGAGTCCACGAAAGACGGCTCGACTCTCTTGAAGCTCGCTGGTCCGTTTGCTGTTTGCGAAACCTTGAACAACAACAATCGCATGTACCACCTTGAAGAGATGGTGGAGGAGTGCAAGAAGTACCAGGAGGTTATCAACGCCCACCGTGCGTTGAGCGAACTCGAGCACCCGGACGA